TCTAAAAAACAAGGTTGCAACCTTTTCAAGGTCACACTTTTTAAACTTGCTGGGGTATATAAGCACTTCCTTATTATCCCCGTCTTTCATTGTGATAACTGTCGCCCTGCCTGTTATAATAGCAATTAAGGTTCTTATATTTTTAATCAGTGCCCCCATTTTATACCCCCTTTCCTTTACTTATTTGCCTTACATTAAATATATATTTTCTTCGGCAAGATATTAAAGTGCAAGCCTAAAATTTTTTAATCTGCTGGTTACTGGTTGCCAACTTAATCCCATACTGTATATTACAATCAGTTTTCTGTGTTTCATCATATGCACCGAACTTAATATAACAATCGTGCATTATATCGCCAAACTGTGCCGCAAACTGTTCTTCCGTTTTATTAGTAAAAATAATCACTTGCAATCCATGATTAAGGGCTTCATGATATAATGCCTTTAAATCATCTGGCTGTTCTGTCCATTCCAACCCTGCAAGGATTACCCCCTTGTTAAACTTGTCTCTTAATACTGCCGCTATAATTTCACTGGCTGTCATCTCTATTGCTGGCAACTTCCTTAAATGCTGATTAAAGCAACCTTTGCAATTATTATGACAATCATTTGCAATAATGAGAGCCCCTATAAATGGGGCATCTTCTGTTCGTTCATGTGTTATACCTTTAATTTTCATAATATCACCTCTACTTTAATAACTGATTTCTATCATTAAATTCTCCACTTTTACCGTTGTTATAGTTTGCAACATCTCTGATATAGCCAGTTATTTTCTGCATATAACTTGTCTTTGCACCACATACAGGGCACTTTTCAACCACCTCATTTAATGCACCATGGTTCGGGCAATAACAAATCAAAGGAGATAATGATAAATAAGGTATAGCATAATTTTCACATGCTGTCCTTACTATTGATTTCGCTTGCTCGCCATTTATTGCACCACCAATAAATAAATGAACTACTGTGCCGCCTGTGTACTTAACTTGTAATTTATTTTGATGGTCGAGCACTTGCTGAATTGTATGAACGAGATTTACTGGTATATGGCAACTATTTGTATAATAAACATGGTCACCTTTTCCCTGTGTAAATATATCATCCCCGAACAATTTCTTGTCCTTAATTGCCAAACTGTAACAAGTGCTTTCGGCTGGGCTTGCTTCAAGGTTGTAAAGGTTTCCTGTTTCCTGTTGAAAATCTATTAGTTTTTCCCTCATGAAATCCAATGTTTCTTCACATAACTTTTTACCATCTGGGTCAAGTATATTTTTATTCATGAAGTTCATTGCCATTTCGTTAAGCCCTACATGCCCAATCGTACTAAAATGATTATCGAATGTGCCAACATAAGTGTCAAAGGCTGGGATTAAACCTGTACCCAGTAAATGCTTATTCAGCCATTCCCTTTTTATTTCGAGGCTATCCTTTGCAATGTTCATTAAATTTTCAATGTGCCTAAATAGTTCCTTTTCAGTTTTACCCCTGTTTAAATATCCAGCCCTTGGAAGATTCAATGATACATTTCCGATACTGCCTGTACTGTCGCCACTACCAAACAAACCGCCATTTCTTTTCCTTAATTGTCTTAAATCAAGGTTCATCCTGCAACACATACTTCTTAAATCAGAAGGTTTCATGTCACTGTTCATAAAGTTACTAAAATAAGGATAACCATATTTACCAGTCATTTCCCACAGCATATCATTATTCGGGTTATCCCAGTCAAACCCCTTCATAATACTGTAAGTTGGTATCGGATAAGCAAAGGGCTTTTTCTTATAGTCACCAGCCAGCATGACCTCGAAAAATGCCTTGTTAAGCATATCAATTTCTTTCTGGCATTCACCATAAGTGAAATCTGCTGGTTCACCGCCGATTATTGCTGGCATATTTTTTAAATCATCTGGAACAAATAGGTCAAAGGTTAAATTGCTAAATGCTGGCTCTGCCCCAGACCTTGAATTACTGTTTACACTATAAATATAATTCTGAATACTTTGCTTTACTTCCTTATAAGTTAAATGGTCATATCTAATAAATGGAGCAAGCAAGGTATCGAATGAACTAAATGCAACCGCACCCATAATTTCATTTTGAAATATTGTTGTTAAGTTTGCCAACTGATTTAATACAGCGTCGAAATGTCTTGCTGGGGCACTTGTCGGAATATTCGGTATCCCCTGCACTCCCATCATGAGAACCTTTTGTAGAGAATAACCACAGCAATAAACTGTTAAGCCACCGAGGTCGTGTATGTGCCCGTCACCACTTTCATGAAATTTTCTTATCCTTTCTGGATATACCTTTGTAAGCCAATAATTCTTCGAATTTTCTTCTATAACAAACTTATTCATTGCTCCGAAACTGTATGGGGCATTTGAATTTCGTTTTATTCTCCAGTCGTGTTTTAACATATAACTATCAAACAAACTATTTGTATCAAGCATCTTGTATCAACTCCTTGTCAATCCTTACCTTATCAAATCCCTTAATAACTGTGTTACCCTTTACCGTTACTGGAATTGATAATATATTCATTTTAATTAAATCATCTTTTGCCGCTTCATCTTGGTCAATATTCTTTTCGATAAAGCTAATACCATTCTGGGTAAGATACTTTTTAAGCATCTTGCAGATAGGGCATGTGGTTGAACCATATACTTTTATTTCGTCCATATTGCCACCTCCTAAATAACACCAGCCAACTTCACAGCGATTCTTTTCTTCAAGTATCCAACCCCTGCACTGGTCATTCCTAACATATCAGCAATCTCGGTATTCTTTAAGGCATGTGGTTCCTGCATTATTATCTTACAGCAAGCCATTTCTGATTCAGTAAGTTGTGCACTGTTTAACAAACTGCTCATTTCAATACCCAGATATTGTGTGCACTCAACTTCATCATTTTCCTTGGTTGCTATTATTTCCTCATAACTATCAGCCGCATTGTTGGCACTTCTTTTGTCGTATTGAAGTTGTTGTGTCTCTGTTCTTAACCTATTATTTACATAAATACTGATTAAAGTTTGCACCTTTGCCCCCTTGTCTGGGTTATAATGCAACATTGCTCTGTCAACTTCCTCCAGCATAAAACTTTCCTTATCTTCATCAGTTAAACCCCAGTATTTATTAGTCTGGGTCTTAAGGTAATGTTCCAATCTACAAACTACATAAGCAAGTTTTACAGGGCTTTTATCCTGTTGGTAATCTTCAGCCACCTCAGATAAATTGTCTGAACCAATATAAAGATTTGCAAGTGTTTTAAGATTTGAAAAAGTATTGTTGTTCATAAAAGAACCCCCCATTTTTAAAAATTTTTTAGAAGTGTGTATAAGGTTTTACTTTGTTGGCAATAATATTAAGTTACCCTTATTACAATATATATTATATAATAATATATTGAATTGTGCAACCCATTTTCTAAAATTTATAATACTTTTTTTATTGCCTCAAATTGTTCCCATGTTAAATCATTAAGGTCTTTATTATTGTCAATCATCCACTGTGGATAATCCAGCCTGTATATTAATTTATAGGGGCTTAATCTTTTCACCAGCTTATTAGTTCCTTTAAATCCTGCTTCATCTGGGTCAAGACCTGTAATAAGTGTTCGCACTGGCAATTCCTTCAATAATTTATATTGATTTTCTGCACCTGTGCCCAGTAATGCCACTGCTGGTCTTTTATGCACCCAGCAAGTTAAACAGTTGATAATACTTTCTGTAATTATTACCTCCTTTATTCTGTCAATGTTTTCATAAATCTTATTGATGCCATAAAGTGTCTGGCTTTTTACCGTTTCCTCAATAGCATTAAAGAACTTACTTGCAACACTCCTTCGATAAATAAATAATACATTGCCAGCTTTATCACACACTGGAAAAGTTAAGCAATTAGTGTCGGGGTCATAACCAACATCAAACCATTCAATAATCGGGTCAGTAAGTTTTCTTTCATACATATAGGGATGAATGTTTCGATATTTATCCAATTCCACCTCAGTAATATAAGTCGGGGGTTGAACTTGCTTAACCTCTTTATCTCTGCTAAAATTTAAGTTTAAAGGTTTTCGCTCTTCAACTTGTACCGTTACAAAGTTTTTCATCAGCCACTTGT